TTCAGCTTTACAATTCCAAGCAGAACGTTTGTTCAACACTTTCTTATCCTCCACAAATTTCCTGTGTGCTTCTTCATTAATTCCTAATTCTATGTAGTAGGGAATAAGTGCTTTTGCTCCTCTTGAAATATGTATTTTATACAATGTACAAATGATTTCTACATAGAAATCAAGCAATTGCAACCTCTCTTTAAACGTGAAGGATTCTCTGATGATTAAGCTCATAATGCTCTAACAATGCTTCTACTTCTTTTTTTAAATATTTCATTGGATATGGTATTTTTCCTATAGGATTTCCCTCTTCATCAAATAGAATATGTGTAATAGAAAGTTCATCCACTTCATATCCAAATTGCTCTAACATCCATCCATACATAGAAAGCTGTATATTGTAATGTGAGAAGTTACAATCTGAAAGATGCTGTAACGGATAGAGCATTTTCCCCCACTTATTTTCTGTTTTAATTACTCGATTACTTTTCCAATCATTTATTCTAACTTTTTTCTTTGGGTAGAATACAGGATCATCAGTTGTTCCTGCAATTTTAAATTCATGATTGTACAATCTAAGCTCCGGGATTCCTTCTATCTTCTCTCTACCAAATTCTGTATTCTCTAATCCTTTGTTGTAGCTGTAATAATGAACAGTGTTTCCACATTCAAGAATTTTGGTTTTTTGAGCTAAACGTTTCTTCTCAATATCTTCATGGAACTTTGTCCCTCTCACAAGAGAATCATCATTCTTCTTTTTCCACTCAGCTTTCTTATATCCCAAATCTAACTCTTCACTATACCCTAAATTAAAAGCTACTTCTTTGAGAAGCTCTAAACTCTTATATTTAAAATTAAATCCAAAACTTCTTATGAGATATTGGGAGTATGCTTTCTTCCCAAACTCATCATCAGGAAATCCCAATTTATCCTGAAGCACTTTATAGTATAACCAAAATTCTTTATCAAATTCAGGAATGTAATGGTGGATAATCTGCGTGACTGATTCATATACAACTCCTTCATTATTAGTGTATTGATGAAGTGCTTCGTTGAAATTTACCATTTAGTTGTTTGTTTGTTTCTCCACCAAGAGTCGAACTTGGGTCTGGAAGGTAGAAGCTTCCCATTCTATCCACTGAACTATAGAGAAATGTTAGAGAATTTCTTCTCTATGATTAGGTTAGTTTTCTACTAAGGGTGTTGTTGTAGGAGCAACTTTCATATTGAAATATTTCTTCTCGTCTCCCATCTGATTAAACACTTCCATTGTAGTGTTGATTTGGAGATTCCATAAAGAAACGATGTATTTCAAATCATCGAATTCTTTGATTGCTTTCCAATCTGGAGAAAGCACTATTGCTGCGCTAACAGGTTGCTCTTGTACACTTTCTTGTTTTTCCATTCTAAATATAGTTGATTGTATGCTTGTTTGTATATGTTAAATTCTTCTTCATTCATTGAAATACCAATGTTCTCAATCACTCCCATCTCATCACATTCTACATCTCTTCTATTAGCTGTGTCTGTGATTTGCTTGTAAAACCTATCTTGATAAAACCCTTCCTTCTGATTTAACCAACGATCAATCGTTATAAGCTTACACACTTCCAATTCTTCCCACAATAATCCCGAAGCATTAGCTGTTTGAATTGCTTCATCTTTTTCATCTGTAATGTCCTGCTGTATCTTCTCCTGATTAGGTTGCAGTGTTTGTAAATCTATGAAATAGAAATTCATAAAATCACTTAACACTTTCTGCACTGTTTTAACAGGAGCTTCTTCCTCTACATTATTCTCTGTTATTGGAATATTTAGTTCTTCTTCCATTAGTATGCTGACATTTTTAATTGTTTTCCAAATCTGTTATTCAACACTTTCTTCCTGAATGTTCTGCTTGTTTTGAAAGCTCTGTTGAAGTTTTCCATGTCTTTAGCATTTCTTTCCAATTCCACTTCCTGTTCTGTAGAAGGGTGCTCCAAGTACTTATCATCATTCCCCCCATTATAAGGTTGTGATTTTAACAGCTCAAATTGTTCGTCGTAGTTGCTATTCATAATCTACTGTGATTTTGTAGGTTTTATCTGTGAAGTAAAGAGCTGTGTACAATTGATACTTGATGCAATAATCTGAACGTGAAATGTATACTGTTACATTCTTTTCCTCTTCGTTCAAATTGCAATTGTAAGGAAGTGTGTTAAGGTATTCTCGCATTAATTTTCGATTTATATTACCAACGCTCAAAGATACACTATTTTATATAGCAATGTCAAGTGTTTTGTAATAATTATTTTACACGTAACAATTTAAGCAATGTTTTAAATTCATTTACACAACGAACATACCCATCAAACACTATATCGGATTCATCATCCCTACTAATCTCCATGTGTTGATTCTCAAATCTGTATTTAACAGTGTAGTTGTGTTTGCTGCTGTCATTGAATACATCCCAATACTTTCCATACCAAAATCTTTTTTCCACTTCATCGTCAAACTCTTTCTCAATATCTTCCTTTGTAAGAAATGGAGTTCTTAATTCTTTAAACTCTATCCATTGTGATAGAACCCCAAGACAATAATCCTTTGTTACAACAAAGTCTTCCCAAAGGTTTTCATCTGGATTAAGCACTTCGCATTGATAACCAACATGAAGCTCTTCTGTTGCAGGTGTAAAATATTCCATATTTTGATTGTGTTGAATTTTCTTCTACAAATGTATAAACACTAATGAGAAATACAAAATGCTGTTAGGATTTAATTGTGGAGCAATATTCCTGCGTGTAAACTCACAGTTTACATTCCCCTATATTTTTAATGAGAGAAACAATAGTCATTAGCATTTGTATAGTTTTTCTCTCTTACAACTTTGATTCCTCTGTAAACATTTTCTCTGGAAGCAATTACTTTAACTGTACTTTCTGATATACAAAGATGTTTTGCTACTTCTTCTGCTGTTGAAAAAGTATATGTGATTTCTCCAAGAGAATTCAACACTAAGTAATCTCCTTTCAATGAGCTTCCTTTCGTACTGCGAGAAAATGCTTTAGGGTAGTATTCCTTTCCCTCTTCATACATAGACTCCTTTACCCACACAAATCCTTTATGAGCTATTTTAGTTATTGCTTTATTTTTTTTACCTATACCATTGCTTGAACCAAACAGATGCTTGGAAAATTGTTGTGCAGTTTCTTTTAAAAATTCTGCTACTTCTGATGTACTGCTCCATACTTTAATAACTTCATTTTGAAGTGAAAGTTGATAAATTTGTTCTCTTCCTTTCCCCTCACTGTTTTTATTGTTAAGATGTTTGTCTTTTGTTTCTTTAGATTCATCTGCAATATTATACCCCCACTCAGGTTTCAAACTATTAAGCACCCCCATCCAATGTATTTCTCTTTCTTTTAATAGTTTTTCATCACAAACCTCCACCACTTCAAATTTGAATGAGTTTTCCCCATACTTATCCCATGATTTTTGTAAATGTACATTACAATGTTTTCCTCTTTGCAATTCTCTTTCATGATGTCTCCATCTTGTAAACATATCCACTGATTTTCCAATGTATACTTTGTCATTTGTTTGATTTGTGATTTTGTAAATTCCTGTAATTCTGGTTCTCATGTTTTTGTTGTTTAAATTTTACAATACAAAGATATAAAAATAATACAACAAAAACTAATTATATGTGTAGAAAGTGTAGTCAGACACAGAACTTTGCCCCTCTCTTACAATTATCGCTCCTATAACCCGTCATGTTTGGAGCATTCATCTTTTGAACCTCTCGATGCTTAGGTAAATCGAATCATAGACATGCTCGTTTCAGTCAAATATCTTGGAGCTACCACATCTGGTAAGTTCCACAAATACGGTGTTGTACCTACCACCATTGCTGCTATACCAGCTTCGGGAACAGGTGCTACTGCTATTGCTGCTGTACCTGCTTCAACCAACGATCATGTTTCCGAATTGGAAGCTGACGGTGTGCAGATGAACAGCAACTTGGGAACCACAGGGTTCTTATCTCGCACTCACTTGCACAGTGTTCCCAAAGTGGGAGATGTTGTGAGTGTAGATGTGCGTGGATTTACTCGTGGTACTGATACTACGAATTACTTCCACAACATTGATAAGACCAAGCAGGAAGCATTTGCTTCTGCTGCAAAACTTAATCGTGAGTTCGCTGAAGCTAAAGCTTATTCTTCCAAGTTGGAAGAGTTTGACATGAGCTTCGCTGATATGCAAAGCTATGAGAACATCAAAATCCTCAAAGCAAAGCAAGCTCTCATCAAGAAGCAAATTGCTGCAATGGGAGATTTGGAAGATTAATGCTTCGCGTAAAGGGTTGTATGAGCAGGGAGAAATCTCTGCTCTTATTCCTTTTTGTTTCACCTTTAAATCAAAAGTCAAATGAATGTATTCTTAATGATAAGATACCGAAACGGAGAAATTAGTGCTATTCCTCAGAAGGAAATTAGCACTATGAACTCACTTCTTACTACCATTTCCTCATTTGCTATAGTGCACAATGAGATGTTGGTCGCAAGAAGTGAAGATGCTGCTATCATGCAGTATAGAGCAAAGCATGGG